CAATCGCTTCAAGGTTAGGGTAAGGGGCTCTTGACAGAATCTTGTTCACTACGATGCGAGCGAACTTGGGGAGGATAGGTACTGGAGTGTAGTCTAAGTTTATCAGAGATCCATCGCCATTGTTAGGGTCTAAGGACGTAAGGATCTGCTTGTAGATCGTGGTGTCCTGAACACCGTTGGCGTAGTCTCTGTTCTTTTCAAACGTTTTCGCTCTCTTTTTGTACAGAGACTGTTCGTCCTGAATCTTCCCCCACTGATTCTCAATAGCCTTCGCGTACTTCAACCCGTAGTCCTGAGACATCTTGGTCTCCCGTGAGGCTAGAGGGTCGGGAAAGTTCTTTGAATACTTCCTAGTGTTATTATACATTCCGCGAAGTGGTGAGTTGCATGCAGTTGCAAATATAGTGGAAATCCTATGTTTACTTGAACCTACGCAAGAACACCCTTTCAGAAAAGTCAGATGGTGGCTTCTTTGGTTTTGCTTTCTGAGCACCAAGTAGCGCCAACCCTGAACTAATCGTAAGGTCGAACTTGGTTCTGTTGTCAATCTTGTACCCAATCCAATCCTCAAGAGTCCTGTTGAAGTACATCCTCCCGTGCTCCCCAGTATCTCTATTTATCCCCACATGATCATGTATGTAGGCTTCAATGGCATGGGCGTGGGACTGGATCACATCCTGAGAGTTAGAGGGGATACCCTTGGTCTTGGTCCTTGCACTACCTCCGCTGGTTAAGTGCTCTGGTCTATCCATTAGGTAACCATCGTAACCTCTTGATTCAAAGTATCTTGCAATACCGTACTTATTGTTTTCAATTAAGATAGGGTACCCGTAAAAGAACGCAGCCTTAAGGACGTCCTCATAGAAGATCTTGGCTAGAGGTGGACGAGATGCATACTCCACTACGAACATGTTCGATGGGTGTTCCATGTGAAACTTGTTGTAGAGGTGCAGCGCCCCCTTAGACCCACGTCCGTCGACGGTGGCATCAAGGTCGTAGGAGTCAACCCCACCCACCCCTAGCTCTGCATTCGGTGCAACGAGCTTACCTCGCTGCTCAATCTTATTGTTTCTTAGTTCAGCTGGTGGCATCCAAGCAACCCTAAACCTACCCTTTGGGTCTGGGTCAAACATCACCTCAGTGTCCTGCTCCCCGTTCTTCCAAACGAAGTTACCCCTGACGACAGGGTTGGGGAACAAGTCGTCATTGTACTGTATCTGCTCATAGATCTGACCTATGTTGAACAGACTACCGTCGATACTGTCCCTGAAGGCTTCGTCAGTGCTAAAGGGGAACTGCCTCGTTACCTCATTAAGTTCCGAAGGATCTCCCTTAAGGCTCTCCCTTTCGTTCTTAAGGTATGTCTTAGCCCCGATAGTAATACTATCCCCATCAAGACCATCCACACTAGTGTCAGGATCGTCAACGACGGGTCGGCCATGTCGATCAAAAAAACCTTCAAGTGATTCATAGGCTGGAATAAATAAGCGGTACAAGCCAGATCTGGTCCTACCGTTAGCGTTTCTTTCTTCTGGGTTGGAGTCCTCCCAAAGGTCTTTGTACTCCCTCCCACCCTTATCCATAGGGTTTACGGTGGAGCCGACCAAGGCCTTCCCCACGATCTTTCTACCCACAATCAAACACGTGCGCTGAATCCTCCAAGCGTCACGAATGTCCGTAGGCTTCTCCCACTTACCAGCCTCATCCAAGTACAACAGGTGAAGCTTCTCACCGTCGTATGCGTTGTTAGTGGTGTTCTTCCAGTTGATCAGCGTATTAAGAGCCTCGCCCGTCTGCGCAGTCTTATTCTTCTTCGTGATTCTCTTACTCGGCTCGCGAAAAGCCAGCTCCATGCGCGGATTGGTCGTTCCATCCTGAATAGGTTTGAAGAAGAAGGGATAGTGTCTGAACATGTACACCACCTTCTTCATGAATATATTCTCCTGGGCGTCCTTACCAGTCTTCGACTGTATCCCCAAGAGCTTGTCCTTGACTTGTGTGGCTTCGTCTAGAAGCACAGCAGAGCAGATGTTAGTGTATCCGCTCCGCCTACATTTAGTATACAGCTGCCCAATGCACCTTGGGTCCGCCTCACACGCAGACAAATGTACGAAAATATCTCTTTGGAACTCAAGATAGTCTGGATAGCCCACATCCATCTTGGTCCACTGGAGCATCATGTAATGCCTGCCCGTAATATACGTAGGCCTACCATCGTTGTAAAACCAAAAGCCCTCACGACGACGACGAAACTCCTCCTCGATATACGGACGAAACTTCTCCCTGAACTCTCTTGGCGACTCGGACCACTCATCCATGCTCTTAATCCGAAGCAACTCCTTTGGCATAGGAACCCTCTCCCACAACTGCAAGTGGTTTGGACGTCCATATCCAACAATTTCTTCTTCGGGGGGCTGAGCGGGAAGTGCAATGTCAAGATCGCCAATCCTAACAATTTCTCCCTCTGTACCGTTGGGACAAATCTGGATAATATATTCATCAGTAGACTTGGCCATACCGATTGCTTCTGAAGCTTGGGGCCCCAGACTTTGGGTTTTTTAACTCCATGTACTTGCCGCATGGACATTTAACATCATGGACAGCCTTGCCATCCACCATCCTGATAGACGCCCTGTCCCTTGTTTCTTCGTGCTCGCAGCACTTACATACGTAGTTAGCCATAAGACATTGATATTCAGTCATTGTACCCCCACCTGGAATCGAACCAAGATTACCGCTTTAGAAGAGCGGAGTTTTATCCGTTAAACTATGAGGGCATGAAGTGTTAAAACAAACCAGCGTGCTTTTCTCTGTGGCAGTTAGCGCACAGAATCATACACTTGTCTAGCTCGGCCTTTATTTTGTCATCAAACTTTGTTCTTCTTTGTTTACCTATCCCGAAGTCTTTCTCATTTGGGTCCATGTGGTGAAAGTCAAGAGCATGATTGGACTTGTCGTACCCACATCTCTCGCACTTACCCCCCTTGTAGTCTACGCATTTCTGCTTGAACTTTCTGCCTCTTTCAACTCTTTCTTCACATACACATCTCTTACAGAAACCGCTGAGACTCGCCTTTCCTGTGCGACCCTTTCTGATATAGTATTCTGAGTCTGGCTTGGCAGTCTTGCATCTGGGGCAAACCTTGTGATCAGCACTCATAGTTAACGACCCTGACCCCTGTTAGACTTCACGTAGTTCTTAGAGCTCTTGTGCTTAGAGTACTTGGTTTTAGCATGCACTCCCTTTCGGCGCACGAGCCTGGACTTGTAGTTTGATTCCTGAACCTTTGCCATGATATTAAATTTGTCCGCAAGGTGGGGCTTGAACCCACATGTAACCAGTTACCCTTTCGACAAGGTATAAGCTTGAGGGGATACTTGCGGTGTAAAGTTACTTAGAGAATCTTTCCGCGAACCCCCCTGAGTAATCTTTTTCTTGTTCTATCTCACCGCTCTGCTTAAGATCCCTCACCATCTGCTCAAGTCTTTGCCTCTCCACTAGCAACTCCTTGGCGTCAATAGCTGTCTGCTTGATGGATTGAAGCTCAGCCTTTCTAGATGCACCGCCTGCCTCTGGGTCGACAGGCTTCTTGATCTCCTCAATCATGTTGTTGATTGCGATCTCCATGCTGTGCATGAGCTTCTCAGCAGCATCAATCGTTGTGAACTTCTTCCTCGACATAAAGCAAATCTTCAGCTCTGGTTCTGTAATACTCCTTACCGTCAATCTTGAGTCTGTAGTCCCTGTTCTTAGCAAACCCGACGACATCACCTGGAGCTAACCCCATGTAGTCTGTCTCCTCGTTGCCGTAGACAAGTCTCCCCTTTGTTGGGAGCTTCTGCTCAAGCTCAACCATCTCTATCAGATCAGATGGGAATTCCTCCTCCTCTTCAACAGCCTCAAGAAGTGTCCACCCCCCAAGGGTTTTGATCTCCCCAGTATCCTGACACTTAAAGGCAATGGCTTGTGAGTTGATGGCCTCTGGGTCGTACTTGACGATGTAGTGATCGTCCTCCCCAGTGAGTGGCTGCCCGCCCTGCATAACGACAAGGTGGTGGAAGTACAGTGTATCCCCTGGCTTTACACCAGTATCGTACTTGAATGGGGATGCAACCACAGGGCCCTCGTTGACCCTGTACTCAAACTCACCCATCTCGAACCTAGTGTCTATGTACAGCTCTAGGCCGCTGTCAGTTTTGACCGTGTCGTTGATGAGCTTCTTGAGCTCGACGACAAAGAAGTTGAACGTTTTCATTATATAGTTTATTGAATTTCATGTCACTTGTAAGGGAAGAGCTTGTTCAGTTTCTCTTGCCTCTTCTTGCAGCCGCAGTCCTTCACTGTGGACTTAACAACCCTCTGCACCCCAGTAATCTCTAGGAACTTAGCGATGCTATCACCAACCCCCTTGGGGACTTTCTTGCTCATATCAGTACGCACCCCCAGAGTTTGATCTAGCTGATGCAGGTCGAGCAACCTGTCTTGCAGGTGTCGATGCACGTCTTGCTGGCTGTGGCTGCGGTTGCGCTGGGGCTTCGTTCCTCATCCCTCTTTGGATGATGGCAACCTTGGACGCAACAACCTCGTTAACAGAGCTGAGCCTCTTGTGGGGCTGGGTAGTGTGAGTTGGACCAACCATGGCTCCCTCAGAGATGTGCACATGGTATGAGCCAGTGTACGGCTTACCGTCTGGTGTCACAAACTCAGATCCGTCTGTCGTAAGGTTATTTCTAGTCATCA